TGTTGAATTGCCAGACGAAGAAACTACAGAAACTCAAGGGATTGAGACTGTAGAAAAAACAGAAGAACCTAGTGATACTGAGGTTTCTGAGGAAGAAGTAGTCGAAGAAGATACAGAAGAAGACGAGGAAGAAACTGAATCCGAATCTGTAGAAGATGAGACTGAAGAACCAAAGGATAAAAAAGTAGTAGGCAAGCGCGCTGAAAAACGTATTAAGCGACTTGTTGCGCAGAAGAAGGAACTTGAAGAAAAGCTCAAAAGCTATGAGTCTGAAAAGAATGAATGGCTAAATGAGAAGAGCGAACTTAGAAGTAAGCAAGCTGACTCTGAGTTGGATGCAATCAACCAATATATGGAAAGATTGGATTCACAAGAATCTCAAGCTTTAAGTGTACTTAAATCTGCAAAAGAAGCTAGCGACGTTGACGCTGAGATTAAGGCAACTGATGTCTTAGCATCTGTGAAAGCAGAGAAGCTAGTGGCCAAACAATATAAGGCTAGAGCAGAAAAAGGTTTAGGAACAAATAAACCCGACAGTACTGCGAAGAAGGAAACTAAAGCAAAACCAACTGCTCAACTTCCAGATCGAAAAGCATTAGCTTGGCAGAAAAGGAATAAGTGGTTTGGGGGCAACGAGACTGGAGACAGGATCAAGACCCAAGCAGCATTAGTTATTCACAGAGAACTTCTTGAAGAAGGTATTAACCCACAAGAAGTAGCAGATGAATACTATAGCGAGCTAGACGCTAGATTAACATCAGAGTTTCCAACTCTTAGAAAACAGACTGTTAGGAAAGTTCCAACAGTTGTAGGCGGAACGCGCTCCGCAACGGGAAAACGAAAAGTAACTTTGACAGGACCAGAAGTGGAAATGGCAAATAGACTAGGAGTTTCCTATCAAGATTATGCGCGAGAAAAAATGCGCCAAAATAAGGCGGGGAGCTAATATGACACAAGCAACTAAAACAAGCCGTACGACTAGAGCTTCGGCAACTCGAACAAAAAGATCATTCGAGGCACCTTCTAAATTAGAAGCACCTCAAGCACCAGACGGGGTAGAATATTTATGGGTTCGTCACGAACTACTAAATAACCCAGATGATGCGAATGTTCATGAACGTCTGCGCGAAGGCTATGAAATAGTAACACCTGAGGAATTAGGTGAGAATTATATAGCTGACGTAATGACAACTGGTAAGCACGCAGGTGCTGTCCGTTCAGGTGATTTAATCTTGATGAAACAAGATGCTAATTATATGAAAGAAAAAAGACAGTACTACGAAAATCAAACAGCGAAGGCGGCCCAAGCATATGGGCAAGATTTAAAATCGCAAGCGCACTCAAGTATGCCAGTAGAGGATACATCCTCAACCTCCGTATCAGGAGGAGCGGCGAACAAAGCTAAGTTCCAAGACTAACACCGCGTTAGTTACTGATTGGGATTTAGTGTATAAGCAATAAGGAGAATTTATGGCTTATGGTTTATCACCCGTAAGACAATCCAATGGTGGGACAATTCGTCTCAATAACTGGGTTGACGGAAACGGGTACCAAGTTGCTGCTACTGCACCTTCAGCATATTTCGAAGGTGATACTTGTTCTTTATCAAGTGGTCTATTAGTAACTGACATCGGGAGTGGCGATTTAGGCGCTGTCGTTGGAGTCTTTTGGGGTGCTGAATATCAGGACAACAGTACAGGTGACGTACGATTTGTTAGATCAATTCCTGCAAGCACTGTAGCAAAATCCAATTTCAAAGCTTATGTTTATGATGATCCATCAACGATCTTCAAAATGGAAGCAGATCAAGCTGGGGCAGCATTGACTCTAGCAGACGTTGGAGCTGTAGCACAGAACTTAACAGGTACTGGTTCAACAGTAACATTTAAAGGTGGATCATCTCTTGATTCATCAACAGCAAGTAACACGCAAAATGCAACACAACAAGCTTACCCTTTCCAGATTTTAGGATCTGCTGAGGATAACTTAGAGTACACTGCAGTTGGAACTCCAATGAACGTACTTGTTAAAATTAACACTCATTCGTGGGGTCGCTATGATGGCAACTTCCCGACTGCTTAATTGAAAGGTAGTATACAATGGCTATAACTAGAGGTCAGTTACTTAAACAATTAGTACCGGGCTTGCATGCAATCTTTGGAACGGAATATAAACGTTACGAAGACGAAGCAGCGATTTTGTTTGAGAACGAAAAATCAAATAGAGCTTTTGAGGAAGAAGTACTCTTCCCAGGGTTCGGCGAAGCATCAGTAAAATTTGAAGGTCAAGGCGTAAATTACGCTAATACAGGTGAAGGTTGGGTAGCACGCTACACAAACGAAACTGTAGCAATGGCTTTCTCAATCACTGAAGAAGCTATGGAAGACAACTTATACGACAAGCTGTCTACCAGACTAACAAAAGCATTAGCTAGATCAATGGCTGCTGCTAAACAAACTAAAGGTGCGGCTGTGTACAATAACTCGTTTACGGGTGGTGCATTTGCAGGTGGTGACGGTGTTTCATTAATTAACGCTTTACACCCACTTCAAGACGGATCACAAACTGCTGGTAACAGAAAAGGAGCTAACACTCCTACAGTTCAAGCTGAGCTTTCAGAGACTTCTCTAGAGCAAGGTTTAATTGATGTTGCTGGGTTTGTAGACGACAAGTCTATTCCGATTGCTGCACAAGCTAGAACTCTTCACATTCCAAGACAATTGGTATTTGTGGCTGAGAGACTAATGGCGTCTCCATACAGAGTTGGAACAGCAGACAATGATGTCAACGCAATCGTATCTACGGGTATGGTTCCAGGTGGATATCATGTTAACCATAGATTTACTAACAGTAAATTCTGGTGGTTAAGAACTGATGTACCAAACGGTATGAAGCACTTCACTAGAGCTCCAATCGCAACTTCAATGGAAGGTGACTTTGAGACTGGTAACGTTAGATACAAATCTAGAGAGAGATATTCATTTGGATTCTCTGACTGGAGAGGTCTATACGGTTCAAATCCAGCCTAACGGCTGAGGGAGGGGGTAATTAAATTTGCCCCCTTTCCATACTAAACAACCTATTGACTGCGTAAGCAGACAGAAAAACAAGGAGTAAGACAATGGGAACAACAACTTTTTCAGGACCGATTAAAGCGGGACCTATATCAAACACAACTGGTACTGACTTAGGTACTAACGTAAAAAATATTGGGCAAGTAGTAATGGCTCAAACTTTTTCAACTGGAACAGCTCTTTCAAGTGGCGCATCAGCGGCTAATGATACGACTGTTGTTATACCAGCTAATTCACAAATAGTAGACATAGTACTTGATAAGCCTACAGCAATGGGCAATGCTACATGTGTATTCAGTATTGGTGATACAGTTGGTGGAAATAAAACTTTCATAAATGATTATTCAATTACAACAGGTTCTGGAGCTGGAAGATGTTATCCAACTACTGAAGCTGGTGGCGCATTAGCTTGGGCTGACGTTGGAACATCAGATGTAAAACTAACATGGACTAGTACTGGTGCTACCGATGCTGGTGAAGTTAGAGCTACTATTTTGTATCAACAAAATATTAACTTAGCATAATTTAATTAGGGGAGGCTTCGGTCTCCCCATTTATAAAGGATTAAAAATGACATTTCAAACAGATGCTCAAGTAACTAATATAGCAACAGGTGCTACAGGAGCAAACGCGACTAGTGATGGTCAAGTAACTGCTGTACATCCGCAAAGATTTTTAGGTCTTAGTTTAACTGCAGGAAGTGATACAGCTACTGCTGTTGTCCAAGATGCTAACTCGGCATCAGGTGCAGTAATAGCAAGATTATCTGCAGTAGCAAATACAACTACTTCACTTAAAGCACCACGTGATGGTGTTAAAGTATCTACAAATTTATTTGTTACAGTAACAGGCACAGCTTCTAACGCTTTAATTTATTGGAATTAAAATGCCAGAAGTTTCTAAATACGATTTAGAAATACAAGAACTTAAAGGTGAAATAAAACTTTTAAGCGAGCGTATCTCTACAATAAAAGATAATCATCTTCATCATATTGAAGAGAAGATTAATGGATTAATAAAAGTAATGTATACAATTGGCTTTATGGTTCTAGGTCAGTTATTGTGGGTATTAACTCGCGCATTAATGTAAGGGGGCAACTTGGCTAGTTCAGGTACACGAACATTTAATCTGCAGATTGCAGATGTAATACAAGAAGCTTATGAACGATTAGGAGTAAGCTCTAAAGGTGGTTATGATTTAATCACTGCTAGACGTTCTCTTAATTTATTAATGATCAAATGGATTAATCAAGGCGTTAATCTATTTACACTACATCTACATACAGTAGCAGTAAACTCATTTAACAATACAACATATCCTACATTTGACTTAGCAGCAAATGGTTATTCCGATATATTAACGGCAGCTTGTCGTGATACTGATGCAACTCCAGATCAAGACATTGAGATGGAAAGAATTAGTTATGCTGATTGGCTTTCTTATCCTAATAAATACTCAACAGGTACTCCACTTAAATTTGCAGTAGATAGAAATGCTGAGTTTAATTCTAGTGGTGTAGATAATCATAAAGTTTATCTATGGCCTGGGCCAAGTGAAGATAATAGATATGAAATAATTATGTGGGCTATTAAGTATGGAGAAGATATAACAGATAATTATTCACAAAATGCAGCTGTACCTAAAAGAATGCTACCAGCATTGATTAGTGGTTTAACTGTAGAACTAGCAAACAAACACCCAAAATTAGTAGACATAAACAGAAGACAAGAACTAATACAAATGTATAAAGAAGAATGGGAATTAGCTAGAGAAGAAGATAGAGAACGTGCAAGTTTTTATGTGACGCCTAAGGTTCGTGGATATGCGTAATGGGCAAATACGCGAGGGGTAAACACGCAGTACTAATCGACGACCGATCAGGTTTTAAGATTAGGTACAAAGACGCTCGAACAGAGTGGACAGGATTTAGAGTATACAAGGGTGACTGGGAACCTAAACAACCTCAGTTAGATCCTGAAATGTATATTCAAGGGGGAGACTCTAGTGTTTTATATAAACCTAGACCTCCTCAAAGTACATCGGATACGATTGTATCTCTTGGACCTTTACATGGTAAATTTTCAGGACAATGTGCAGCTAACTTAGGAAGAGTTGTCATTGGTGCAGGAGAAGATGCTTTAGGTTTCCAAGCTACTGGTGTACTAAACAGTACTGGTATAGCAATTGCGGTTGTATTTCCAATACCCGCTGAAGCTTGGCAACAAGCAACAAGTGCACTAGGTAGTGTAACTATAGCAGCTACGGAATCTGCAGAAGGATTCCAAGCAACAGCTAGTTTAGGTACTGTCGCTGGAGCTCTGATACAACCTGTATCATTGTCTTCTGCAACTGCAACTCTTGGTTCGGTAGTATTAGCTACTGTTGAAGATGCTGAAGGGTTCGCAGGAACAAGTACATTAGGTAGTGTAACTCTTAATGTATCAGAAACTGTTTCTGGAATTGAACTAGGGGCTATGAC